TGCTGTCTCGTATACGAATGCAAACATTACCGTCAATGCTCAAGGTCAACTGACCACGGTTACAAACACCTCGATTGCAATCAGCAACACGCAGGTGTCTGGTTTGGGCACGATGTCCACGCAGAATGCCAACAGTGTGGCGATTACTGGTGGATCAATTGACACGGCCTCAATTGGGTCTACAACGGCCTCAACGGTTCGTGGCACTACCGTCACCGCAACCACGCAATTTAACGGCCCTGGAACGGGTTTAACGGGCACTGCAAGCGGTTTGTCTGTGGGTGGATCGTCTGGCTCTGCAACCAATTTGGCTGGCGGCTCAATTAACGCGCTGCCTTACCAATCTGCGGTTGGTACAACGTCTTTTTTGTCCGCAAGCAATGGAGTTTTGCAAAGTGGTGCTGGATTGGCTTGGACTACAGCCCCAACCTTAACCGGCACAAACTTCAGCGGTATTCCTCCGTCTGCGCTGACTTCATCAAGCATTACGCTTGGCACAACTTCTGTCAGTTTAGGAACAACGGCTTCAACCATTACGGCTTTGACGTTGGCGAATCCGACCGTTTCCAATTACGAGGATTGGACAGGAATTGCTGCTCCGACTTATGTTCAAGGCAGAACTTGGTATGACAGTAGTTTTGCTTGTTTGTCGTATTACAACGATGCAACAAACAATCAAGTCAGAATTGGACAACAACTACAACAGCAGGTTAGAAATTCAACTGCTTCCACAATTACAAAGGGTCAAGTTGTCTATATTTCCGGCTCTACTGGTCAAATTGGCAACATTACTCTTGCCCAAGCTAATGCTTACACTACCTCACAAATAATTGGTGTTGCTGCACAAGACATAGCTGTTAATACAAATGGCTATGTAATCACGCAAGGTATTGTTGAGGATATAAACACAAACGGATTTACTTCTGGGAATCCGATTTATTTGTCTGCAACTACCGCCGGTGCATTAACTCAAACAGAGCCAAGTGCTCCAAATTATGCTGTTCACATGGGTGTTTGCTTGTACGCAAATAACATTCATGGAAAGATTTGGATCAACCCTATAAACAAGTCAATAGATACTGGCTACATCATTGGTCAGGTTGCTATTGCTCAAGGGGGTACAAATGGAACCGCTACTCCTACTGCTGGTGCTGTTCCCTATGGCACTGGTACTGCTTACGCATTTACTAGTGCTGGAACTAGCGGGCAAGTTCTGACCTCAAACGGCGCTGGCGCTCCGACATGGGCAACGCCTACGGCATACGCAACGGTGACTGATGACACAACCACCAATGCAACCCGTTATCCTCTGTTTGCAAGCGTGACCACTGGAAACCTGACAACTGAATACGTCAGTTCGACTAAACTCAAGTACAACCCTTCATCTGGTGCGCTGACAGCATCTCAACTAATCATTGCTCCGTAAGGAAACCAAATGGGACAATTAACATTTCAGGCAAACCTCGGCGGTGCTGTCAACCTAGTTGGGCCGAACACCGCAAACACTGTCAGCTTCACCCTGCCAAGTTCGGATGGCTCTAACGGGCAATTCCTGCAAACCAACGGCACGGGGACTTGGACGTTTGCAACGCCTACTTTCTCCCAGGTTTACCCTGGAGCCGGTATTGCAGTGTCCACCGGATCGGCTTGGACAACCTCTCTGACCGCCCCAAGTGGTGCTATTGTTGGCACGACTGATACTCAGACGCTGACCAATAAAACACTTACGTCACCGTCAATCACAACAGCGACCCTAACAACTCCCACGGTCACAAACTACACTGAAACGCTGTATTCGGCTACGGGTAGCACATCAATCAGCTTAGCAAACGGCACGATCCAAAAGATCACGACCTCGGGTTCTACGACCATCACGCTGCCTGCGTCATCGTCTGGTAAGTCCTACACGGTGATTGTGAGTTACGCCGCTGCTGACTCGATTACTTGGGCTGGTGGCTCTACGATCAAGTGGGCCAATAGCGTGACTCCAACCCCAACCAGCGCAACTGGCAAGATTGATATTTTCAACTTCTACTGTGATGGCACAAACACTTACGGTAGCATCTTTGGGCAGAACTTCTAATGTTCAGCGCATCTAAAACTGCTGGCCCGTCTGGGTACAACATCAGCCGTTCTGTGCGGCTGCGTTCTAGTGCATCTGCATATTTGAATAGAACATATTCTGTATCTCCAACTAGCAACAAAATATGTACAGTTTCATTTTGGATAAAAAGAGGAAAGTTAGGAGCGCAACAAGCAATTATTGGTGGATACGATGGAACTTCTGCAAATTTGACTCGTTTAGAATTTTCTTCATCAGACCAATTAAATTTTCAATTTGGTGGTGCAACAGCAAATGCTTTAACAACAAATGCTGTTTATCGTGACCCGTCTGCTTGGTATCACGTTGTTTTGGCTGTTGATACAACTCAAGCAACATCATCAAACAGATATTTGCTTTATGTAAATGGTGTGCAAGTAACCTCATTTGCAACAGCAAATTATGCAGCGCAAAATTCAACTTTTCAATTTGTTTATGCAAATGCAAACAATACTATTGCCGCACAATCATCAACAATTTACCTTGATAGCTACCTAACCGAAATCAACTTCATTGACGGTCAAGCCCTAACACCATCCTCATTCGGTTCAACCAACGCAATTACTGGCGTATGGCAACCTGCCAAGTACACCGGCACATACGGCACTAACGGCTTTTATCTGAACTTCTCGGATAACTCTGCTGCCACTGCTGCTGCGATTGGCAAGGACTATTCAGGCAACGGCAACAACTGGACGCCTAACAACATCTCTGTCACTGCTGGTGTGACCTATGACAGCATGATTGATGTGCCGACTCCTTATGCTGATGGGAGTACGGGGCGGGGGAATTATGCGGTGTTGAATCCGCTAGTGAAACGATGGTCTGTTGCATCTGAAACATTTTCAAACGCCAATTTGACGGTCACAAATAGTGGTGCATCAAATGATTATGCGCTGGGCACGACATTTGTCGATTCGGGTCAATACTATTGGGAAGTCACAGCGACAACTGTTTCTGGTGTGTTTGCAATTGGTGTTGACAACGGTCAATTACAAAATTCAGTTTCAACAAATGCAGTTTTTTATAACAATGACGGCACGAAATCTGTTGCTGGCACAGGTTCGGCTTATGGTGCGACTTATACATCAGGCGATGTGATTGGAGTTGCGTTAGATAAAAACGCAAATACAGTAACATTTTATAAAAATAACACATCTCAAGGTTCAATTAACCTTCCTGTTACAACTGTTTCAATGGGCGCGGCAATAAGTCCTGGAACTTCTGGAGGTGTTGCGAACTTTAACTTCGGTCAACGCCCGTTTTCCTACACCCCTCCAAGCGGTTACAAAGCCCTTAACACCTACAACCTGCCAGCATCTACCATTACCAATGGTGGGAAGTACATGGCGGCTACGTTGTACACGGGTACGCTACTAAGCAACTCCATTACAAACGCTGGTGGTTTTAAGCCTGATTTGGTATGGGTTAAATCTCGATCAGCTGCAACAGATCACAAATTGACTGATTCTGTTCGAGGTGTAACCAAGGCGCTTATTTCAGATACAACAGGCGCAGAAACCACAGACACTCAAGGTTTGACTGCTTTCAATAGTAACGGCTTTACTGTTGGAACGGATACAAACTACAACAACTTGTCAGCAACTTATGTCGGCTGGCAATGGCAAGCAGNNTCAACCTCATCCAACACTAGCGGAACAATCACTAGCACGGTTAGCGTGAATGCTACGGCTGGATTTAGCGTGGTGACTTTCACTATTCCATCAACCAATCTTGCTAATACGATTGGACATGGACTTGGTGTTGCGCCAGCTATGTATATTGTAAAAGAAAGAAGCACAACATCAAGCTGGTTTGTTTATCACCAAAGTCTTGGCGCTACAAAAACAGTTACCTTAAACACAACAAACGCTTCAGACACAAATCAAAAATACTGGAATAACACCGCCCCAACTTCAAGCGTGTTTTCTCTTGGACAAGCTGGTGTTGCTTGGTGGGATAACAATGCTACGGCAGTAGCCTACTGCTGGGCAGAAATTGCTGGCTTCTCTAAGTTCGGTAGCTACACCGGCAATGGGAGCACTGATGGGCCGTTTGTGTTCACGGGACACAGACCCCGTTTTGTTTTGATTAAGATTACGTCTGCTGCTGGTAGTAACTGGTTTATTCACGACACCGCTAGATCAACCTATAACCAGAGCCAATTGGCACTGCTTCCAAACGATCCTTCAGCGGAAATCAATAACGCTCTATATGCGATTGATGTGTTATCAAACGGGTTCAAACTTAGAACTACGGATGCACAATTGAACTCAAGCGGAGCAACCTACATCTACGCGGCCTTCGCTGAAAACCCCTTTGCCAATGCTCTCGCCCGTTAAGGAGAAACAATGTTCGCAATCGTACAAAACGGAAACATCCAACAACTAATCCCGGACGGGTCGCAATTCACATTGGATGGGGTTGAATATCCTTCCAACTGGGTTAATCTGTCCACGCCCGAGGAAAAAGCCGCTATCGGCATGGTGGATGTGGTTTATGGCCCCCAGGCCAATCAAACCTACTATTGGGTGACCGAAAACGCTCCGGTTTACAACGCTCAAACCAATCAAGTTGACATTACTTTTACCTCAACGCCCAAAGACCTGACTCAAGTAAAACAGAATGCAGTTCAAAGCGTCAACGATGCTGCCTACTCCATTCTGTTGCCAAGCGATTGGATGGTGGTCAAAGCTGTTGAAACCCAAACGTCTATGAACCCTGTGTGGGGCGGATGGCGTCAAACAATTCGCATTGAGGCCGCTAATGCTGTGACCGCAATCAACGCTGCCACTGATGTGGATGGGGTTGCTGCTGTTCAGGTCAACTGGACGCCTGATCCTAGCCAACCGACTTCGCCTGTCACGCCTGACAACGTATGAAGTGGAAGATTCTAGACATCTATGCTGAAGGTGATAAGGTCACCTCGGCTAGATATTTTGCATCTTTGACGGACGGGGAAAACACGGTTGAAACGGAAGGAAACTGGCACTTTGAAGGCGCTGGCGAGATTCCGTTTGACAAGATCACTGAAGATTTGGTGATTGATTGGATCGTGAAAGAATCTACCCAAGATGGCGTGAATCCCATAAAATGCCGCCTAGAGGAGCAACTAGCAGGATTGAGCAAATCCAAGCAAGTTCATCCTCCCTGGAAGCCTAAAACCTTCAAAATCAGCTTGTGAGATAAACCATGCCGCAGCCGATAGACATCATCTCCAGATCACTCAAAGACATCGGCGCGTTGGAAGCGGGGGAAACCCCTACTCCTGAAGCAGCGGCAGATGCCTTTGATATGCTCAATGATCTAATCGATCAATGGAGCAACGAAAACAACATGGTTTTCAACGTCACCGAGATCATTTTCCCGGTGATTGCAGGTCAAGTCCAATACACCATTGGCCCGACCCCTAGCACCCAGAATTTTATTGGCGCATCGTTTACCGGCTCAATCACCGGAAACGTGCTGACCGTCACCGGAATCACCTCGGGCGCTATTGCGCAAGGTCAAACACTTTCCGGGCCTGGAATCGCTTTGGGTACAAAGATCACCCAATTCCTGACCGGCGCTGGTGGCAACGTCAATGAACAGGGAACTTATCAGGTCAACATCAACCAAAACGTGGCTTCAAATACGATTACGGCTTACTACCAAAAGCCTTTGTCAATTGAATCTGCATTTGTTAGGGTAAACACTACTGCCAACGGTCAGCCAATTACAGGTGGTGGTTTGGACTATCCTATCTCGGTGCTGGCGCTTGAACAGTACGAACTGATCGGTCTGAAAACCTTGAACGGCCCGTGGCCCAAAGCAATCTATTTCAATCCGGGCGAGGATTCTGGCAACCTGTTTGTGTGGCCTAATCCTTCCCAAGGCGAAATGCACCTGTTTGCCAATACGATTTTCAGCCGTTACACAGGGTTGTATGACGAAATCGTACTGCCTCAAGGCTACTCAATGGCTTTGCGTTGGTGTTTGGCAGAGCGTTTGATGCCGATGTACGGCAAGAACAATCCGACCCAAATCCAGATGATTAACGCTTATGCGGCCCAGGCTAAAGCCACGCTCAAGCGAACCAATATGCGGCCTTCTCAGGTTGCTCAATACTCCGATGCTCTGCTGACCGGACGCCAGAAAGACGCCGGTTGGATTTTGAGTGGCGGCTTCTTGCGTTAAAGGTCAGATATGGCTGATTTCGGTTTTGTCGGCCCAAGTTATGAAGCCCCAAGCATTTACCAAGATGCTCAGGAGTGTATTAACTGGGTTCCCGAGATTGATCCGCTGAAAAACGCCGGGGAACGTGGTGTTGTTGCGCTTTACCCAACCCCCGGATTGACGCTTAAAACAGTTTTCCAGAACACTCAAGAGGTGCGCGGCTTGCGTACTGTTTCTGGCGGCAATTACTTGATTGCTGTGGTTGGGCCGTATGTGTACGCTTTGACTGCAACATATACGCCGACAATGGTTGGGCAACTTGGAACTAGCACGGGTCGAGTTGGCATCTCTGACAACGGAGTGAACGTCTACATTGTTGATGGTGTTGACCGCTATACCTGGCGCATTTCTAGCCCGTCATCAGCGGTTTTTATTGGTAGCGTCAGCGGAACAACTTTGACGGTTACGGCTATGACAAACGGCATTATTGCTGTTGGTCAATCAGTTTTTGGGCCTGGAATCAATA